CATTCACAGGTGGTTTCCTCCGTGGACTGGGAGAGTTCGATCCGCTTTCCGTAGCTTTAGCTTCGATATGGGACCGCCAAATCACAAGGCTGGTCACCCTCATCCTATCGCAGCCCACCACCGCGATTCTGCCTCTAGTGCCATTGATGCATTTGTTTCTTCAGTCAACTTGGAGATTTACAGTGTTTCGATGTCTCAGGCTGAAGCGCGTTTGGGTGCTAACGGCGATCGTCTATACTATGGTGTTAAAGACCTTACTATGCCTTGTCAACTCAGCTCCATCTTTGATCGCCATGTTGTCAAGCTGGTAGACGTAGACTACTATGTTGACTTAAGTCAATATTTTGTATGGATGCGTCCCATAGTTTTATACACATTCTCACCAAGAGACGTCGCAGGCCCCTTGCCTGATGGCGTTTACGCTACAAATCTAGACGGTACCGTTACTGTCAATGTCGCCGGAGGCTCATCCTACACACATGCGTTGTGGGACCATTCCTCGGATATTGTGCAGCATAGTTCCGGTTTGTTTACGTATGTGTATCATGTAGACCGTCGCTATGTAAGTGGATCACCCTGGTGTTATGTGCTGTACACACCTATTCGGAAAATCTTTCGTCCCCTGGCCTGGGCGTTGTCACCCGCCCCGACCATGAAACGTGTTAACAACGTTTCCGATGATTTTGCCGTCAGCATATATTCACTGGGATCCGAACTAACCTGCAGCGTGGCTCACTTGGGCGCTTATGCTGCTGCCGTTGTTCCGTACCGCGTTATTCAGACTCTTTCGGATCGCTACATGTGTATCCCTGCCGCTTTCAACCTTGGAACTGTCGAGGTAGTATTGCGTGCCGCTGGTCTAAATGATGAGTTGCGTCTTTGGTACGCTCCCTTACTCTACCTGTATGTTAAATCACAGACTGAAGGTCCAACCCCTTATGCGTCGTCCTACGACTCTGTCAATTACTTTCCCATAGTTGATGGTAACGAAGTGGATACGTCCAAGGGGCCGGGTAGAGCTCTCCATCCACCATTGGCTCCTGGTGGGTGCGCGCCTGCAACAAATCTCAATGCTGAGGTTGTCGCTGTTACTGAGCGCGTTACAAAACTTCAAGAGTCCAAATCAAAGGACCCTAGCGACCCGTACCCCCAGTACCGTAAGGATTTCCTGGATTACGTGTGCAAACCGTTGACACCCTGGACGTTGGAAGCTGTTGAAGAACAGCAGAGCCGACCTAGCCAGAAGATGGGAGCGCTTCGTAGTCTGGCATCTTTCGGACTCGCTGGAATCAAACCAAAATCTTTCGTTAAGAAAGAGGCGTACACTAAGATGGCGGCACCTCGTGTCATCACCTCTGTGTCTCCTGACCATAGATTGCGATGGTCTCGTTATACCCTGGCTTTAGCTGACCATTTGAAGAGCTTTGCCTGGTATGCGTTTGGTAAGGCTCCAGCTGACATCGCAGCAAGGGTGCTCGATGTGTGTTCCAGATCGCCTAGCAAGGCCGTGGCTACAACTGACTTTGCTAAGTTTGATGGTGAACATAGTGCTAAACTGGGGTCCCTGGAGGGTGATGTAACAACCCGTTGTTTCCCTGACGATCCAGAAGCTGAGGAGCTTCGTCGTAAGGAGGTCGACGCGCGTATTGTCACATCTCAGGGGCATTCTTATGATGGTGAGGATGCCCGCCCCTCGGGATCGCCGGACACTTCAGTGTTCAACACCATAGACAACGCGTACTTGGCGTATGTTGTCTTGTGTGAGAGCGGGTACAGCCATGAAGAAGCCATAGATCTGTTGGGGATCTATGGTGGTGATGACGGGGTTACGCCACTCGTCGTTGAGGAACAACGGTTCAAGTCAGTTGTTGCTCTTTATGGTGCTAAAATAGAGATAGAATCCAAACGAACATGGGTTCCGTTTCTTGGGCGTGTTTATCTTGATCCCTTCACGAGACCCGATTCAATCTACGACCTCAGACGCTTCTTTCCGAAGGCGCACATCACGGTGTCCCCGCGTGATGTGCCGTTGTCAGTGGCAGCTCGCCGTAAGGCAGCTGGCTATCTGGTAACGGATCCGACGACCCCAGGAGTGCGTGATTGGTGTGATTACATCGGGCGTATGTTCGGTGCTCCCTTAGGGGATTGCACACGCGAGTACAATTGGTTTGCTCGTCAGATAACTGAGAAACAGCAATCAGCTTTTCCTGTTCCTCATTCCGATGATCCCCTCATGTGGGATGTTGCTGAGCAGCTCGTCGGTTCTGACCTCCACTCAATTGTATTTCACCTTAGAAATGATGCTATTCCGGACTTGGTCCAAACATCGCCTAAGGTTGTTGTGCCTTCCATCTTCGGAGGACAGCTGCACCTACCATTACCCTCGTCTCAAGCCACCCCTCCATCCGATCTTGTCAGAGCTGTCACTCCAATTCAGCCATTAGGTACTGGCTCTTTGAACAAGTCGAATCGCCGTGCGAAAGCCAAGAAACTTTCGCCCTCTTCTGTCGCATGCCAATCTGCGACAGTTGCGTCACCAGCTGCAGTTGTGAGTGTCCAACCACCGACACACAATCCAACCGCCGCGTCTGCAATCTCTTCCGCGCCGTCGCCTCCATTTGTTGTCGACCGTGGGCCGCCTTACTCGCCCGTATACGATCCAACATCTTCTGAGTTGCTAGCCGCCTTAGAGAGTTTCACCTTGCAGCCTCCGTCTTCCCTCACTTTGACTACCGTTAATCCTTTGTCAAGTGATGACCTCCGTTGTAGTGTATCGCAAGCCACCTTCCAAGCCCCGCCGCCAACGAAAAGCCACGTCCAGTCGAGCAATTCAGCTAATGCGGCGCGGCGTCGCGAGTGGGCCGCGATCTCGTCCCAACCGACGATTCAACGTTCCGCGTAGTATGTCTGGCCGTCTTACCCCCGGTGGTAATGCCTTCCTCAAGTGCGCCTTTGCTGCTCCCGATTTTGACAGCACTGGCGGAGGCACTGTGCCTGACTTGTACACTGGCCGTTCTCTGTCGCGCCAACACGTCTTGACATCACCTGTCTCCTTTACTCCAGGCCGTGACACCTACCTCATGTTCCTACCTGTCCCTGGCACTGCTTACATCACTTGCAATGTTGCCAATGGCGCCAGCGCCACGGGCGCCACTTGGTCTTCCGTCCAATTTTCAGACTTTAGCTCTATGTTTAATTCCACGAACTATACTCTGAATGTCAACTCATTTCGTTATGTCGCCCAATCCGCTGAGCTTCAGCCGACGATGAATGAGATGACTTGGACTGGCAACATCGAAGTATGGAAACAGCCCATCCGCATATCTACTCTCGCCAACTTCACCACAGGCGCCTCTGCCAGTGTTGAGACTATCCGCTATTTGAGTGGATTCGACAACATTGCCACGGCACCGATTTCCGACATCTATTCCGCCCCTTATAATAAGGGTGCGTATGCTGTCGGCACCATGCGCAACAGCACCTTTGATTTCCAGCCTTTATTCCCTGGGGTCAATGCCAGCTCCACCATTGACACAACCGATGGGTCTTTTGTCACCATGCCCCTAACCGGACTTGGTGACATCGATGCCATCATCATGCGTGTGTCTATCCCAGCTGCCGTGTCTGGTCCCGCTATGAGTGCGCTTTTGCGAACTTGGTCCTGTGTTGAATACACTCCCGTTGTCACGTCACCACTGTACCAATATTCTGTTTTGTCTGCACCTTATGATCCTGCCGCTCTTGCTTTATATGCCCACATTGTTAAGAATCTGCCCATTGCTGTGGGTTATGCCCAAAACGCTGGCTTTTGGCAGCGTGTTCTCGCCATCATACGTTCAGTTACCAATGCGACATCGGTTATCCCCGGTCCCATTGGTCTCTTTTCCAACGGTGTTCGAGGCATTGCTGAAGGCATCGCAGCGTTGTGATTGTTGAGTACTACAGATGTTTTCCTGTAGTGCTCAACTTCATTTGTATTACCACCTTTTGCTGGAGTGCGTTTATGACTATGTCCGCACATTAAACCATAAAAATTATAAAATGATTAAACAAATAAACAGTATCTTGGATCCTAATCACCTAAGTCGTGGTGATCTTTACTGGGGCGCCTAACCTCATTGACAGACCTGTATGTCTTTAACTTACCGCAGTTGCCTGGCCTTCGCAAAGCCGAGGTGGTTACCCTTTAACTAGGAGCCGTTTACAGATTCGGAAATCTGTCTTATAACAC